TGTTGCGTAAAGCTGGCAAAAATGTTTTGTCAGTTGCTGAATACTTGTCAACCGAAAATCAGATGCAACAAAACTTTAGGCAACTTGGTTTACCAGAAGATTTTGGGTCAAAGGATTACGTTGCCAAAATTATTGGTGCTGGCGTTTCGGTTAATGAAGCAACCGGTAGGGCTAAGGCTGCGAGCGATATGGTTTATGCCACACCCGCAAGTGTTCGAAACGAATACCTTCGCCTATACGGTGTTGGTGCTGGGGACTTGACGGCAGCTTTCCTTGATCCGGCAGTTGCTGAACCAATCATCAATGAGCGTATCCGCAAGTCCACCATTGGTGGCGCTGCTAGAGACCAGGGCGTTTCTACCAGTCTTGCTGGTGAAATTGCTCAGGCCACACCGGATATTACTTACACGCAGGCCGCCGAAGGTTTCGCTCAGGCTCAGGAACTTGGTACCAGGGGGCAGGCGTTGTCCCAGATCTACGGTGACCAGTATGGTATTGAGGAAGCAACCAAGGAAACCTTTGGTTTGGCTGGTGCAGCCCAAGCGGAGAAAACTAAGAAGAAGCTTGCCAGTAAGGAACGTGCTGCTTTCAGTGGTTCCTCAGCGATCCGTGCTGGTTCCCTAGCCCAAGAAAAGGGTTCCCTCTAAAACTTAAAGCAGGTAACACCCGGCTTCCCCACCAAGTGCTACCTGCCTCTTGAGTACACAGTAACACCTGGCTGAACGTGGCGCAAGCCGACAGCCCCATAAGCCTCTCGCAGACCTACCGGCCCTGCGGAGAGTATGAGAGACCGGTAGTAACAGCCAATCACCCTTCCCCTGCGGTGGTTGAGGGTTGCGTAAACCATAACAAGTAAGGGAGACGTTGCGATGAGCAACAACCAATGGAACGAGTTCGACGATGAAACGTATGGCGATGACGGCGACGGCCCGAAGGCTTTGCGTGATGCACTCAAGAAGGAACAGAAGGAACGTAAGCAGTTGGAAGAACAGCTTGCTTCGCTCCAGAAGTCCTCTCGTGAGCGTACGTTGAAGGAAGTCCTGAATAGTAACGGCGTTAATCCTGCTATTGCTAAGTTCATTCCATCTGATGTGGCTGATGAATCGTCGGTTAATGAGTGGCTCGTTGAAAACGCGAGTGTCTTTAACCTTAACCTTGGCGGATCTAATGAGGAAGCACCGGCTCCCACCGGCGTAAACCCTTTTGATCTTTCGGGTACGGTCACTCCACCTGTGGGTGTTTCGCAACAGCAGGCTGATGCTTTTACGACCATCAGTCAAACCAGTCAAGGTTCGGCTCCTATGACTTCTCAGGGTGCTGCTCTGGCCGCAATCCAGAACGCTGCTACCCCCGAAGAATTGAATCGTTTGTTGACTGGACGCTGATGGCTTTAACCCATCCAATGTCTGTTTGAAAGGTTGTGAATTATGGCTAATACCTATACCGGTACAGTCGATATTAGCACGACCCAGGACGGTATCACCAACCTCGTAACGACCGCTTATGACAAGTACGTTGAGTTCGCTCTGCGTAGTCAGCCGTTGTTCCGTCAGGCCGCTACCAAGCGTCCGGTTGATGTTTCCCATGCTGGTGCCTCTGTCCGTTTCCAACGGTATGTTGACCTTGCTGCCGCTACCACCGCGTTGACTGAAAATGTTGACAAGGACTCGGTTGCGCTCGCCAACACCACCTATGTTGACGTTACCCTCAACGAGTACGGTAACTCCGTCCTCACCACCGACAAGCTCGTGTTCGAATCCTTGTCTGATGTTGACCCTGCTATCGCAAACATCATTGCGTACAACCAGGTTGACACCCTCGACCAATTGGTTCGCGCCGTGTTGGTTGGTGGAACTAACCGCATCAGTTCTGACGCTAAGGCTGTCAGCACGCAGGCTGTTAGCGCCTTGACCACTGGTGACGACTTCTCGTCAGCACTGATCCGTTACACGGTTGCTAAGCTCCGTGGTAACAACGCTCTCCCGTTGGCTAACGGCCTGTACGGTTGCTACATTCACCCTGACGTTTCGCACGACCTTCGTGCCGAGACCGGTGGTGCTGGTACGACCGCTGCTTGGCGTTCACCGCACGAATACTCAGGTGCCTCTGACATCTGGGGTGGCGTGCTTGGTATCTACGAAGGTGCGTTCTTCATTGAGTCGCCTCGTACCTACATCGGTGCTGACGGTGCTTCTTCCAAGAAGGTTCACCGTACCCTCATCATGGGCCAGCAGGCCCTGGCTGAGGCTGTTGGTTACGAGCCACAAGTTGTTGTTGGCCCCGTCACTGACAAGTTGATGCGTTTCCGCCCTGTGGGTTGGAAGGCTTTGATCGGTTGGGCACGCTACCGCGAGGAAAGCCTGTACCGCATTGAGACCACCTCAACTATTACTGCCTAATAACCACTGTTTAGTGGTTGTGCTTTGTTCCCCATCATATTGTGGGTGGGGGGCATTGCACTTCCACTAAGGAAGGAACCGAATGTCTGAACAAAATGTTATCGCTCAACTGGTTGCCACGGCAACGATGGAAGTTACACCCGCTGCATCTACTACCGAGAATGAGGAATCGAAATGACCGTTGGTCTATCAGCTGCTAACACGGCTAACAAGTTGCTTGAAACGATTGGCCGTAGCGGTACCACGTTCACGGCTGGTGTTTTGTATGTGAAGTTGCACACTGGTGACCCTGGGTCTGCTGGTACTGCTAATGCTTCTGCTGTGACTACGCGTTACGCTGTGACGTTCAGTGCTGCTTCTGCTGGGTCTATGGCGTTGTCGTCTATGGGTGGCACTTGGTCTATGACTGGTACTGAGACGATCAGTCACATCAGTCTTTATGATGCTTCGACTGCTGGTAACTTCTTGTGGTCTGTTGCGTTGACTGCGAGTAAGTCTGTGGTCAGTGGTGACACGTTGTCGTTGACTTCGCTCACCTTGGCGTTCTCACCTATTGCGGCTTAGTCATGGATGAGGCCCAGGTTCTTGCATTGTTGCAAACTGCTTTGGCTGACGCTGGTGTGACGGATTTGCGTGTGATTCGCCTTGCTGCCTTGGAGTTGGCTGTTGCTCACATTGAGCCACCGCCCGCGTTTGTGCCTGTTGATCTTGCCACGATCAAGACTCGCACTCGTGCTGCGTGGGGTTTGGATTACGCCACAATCCTCAACGAGGCCGCCGTGACGTATGCGGACACGACGTTGAGTGCACCAGAGGTATTGACCGAGATTGCTGAAACGCTAACCGCTTAGGAGTTATCTGATGGCTTCTGCACAGTGGTTGCTGAATGACACGAGTGTTGTGACTGGTGCGTTTTGGACGGCTGAGTCTGGTAGTTCGTACAAGTTAGAAAACCGCTACGCTTCTACACTTAGTCGTACAACTACATCTCCTACGCCGTATGAGGGTGCAGGTTGTTATCAAAGCCCGCCAAGCAGCGACCTTATAACGAGGTTTTATGATTCTTCCACTAACCAAATAACTGGTGGAACTTATTACGTTGACTTTTACGCTTACATTAAATCTTCTCCTAGTGGAGACGGTTACTTCTATTTCTGTGGTAATGATACAGCAGTTGAGTATTCCAGTTCGTTTGTCAACGCAAGCGCACAAATGGCTATCGCTACTTATGACAACGTATTCGGGTACATTGAATTAACTCAAACCTCGTCAAACACAGTTCCTAGAGACGCGTGGTTTAGGTTTCAAGGCAAAGTTGTATCTGGTGGATTTGCAGAGGCAAAACTTTACAAGGGCACAAACATTAATGGTGCAACCGCCGATAACACGTTAACGAGCACTGTTTCTTATTCGGCGTTTGAGTATTTGTCCGTAGCGGGCGGCGCAATTGTTAATGGTGGTATCTATTTTGACAACATCAAGTTTGATAACACCGCTTACCCAACGCGGGGCACCGCTCACACTGCGTCAGGTACTAGCACGATCACCGCGACTGGTACGGCAGCGATGCGTAATGCCAGGGTGGGTGCAGGTTCGGCAACTGGTACCGCCACTGGTACTGGTGCGGCTTCGCGTGGTCAGTCTGTAACAGGTAGCGCCTCGGTCACTGCCAGTGCAACGGCTGGGATGTCAAGCACGCAGGTCATTGGTGCTTCGGGCACTGGTACGGCTACTGGTACAGCAAGTGCCTCGGTTGCTGGTGTTGTAACAATCAGTGGTTCGGCAACTATTACCGGAACTGGCACATCAGAAGCGTCAGTTGCGATGGCACAAACAGCAACAGCAACAGGCACAGTGATTGCAACAAGTTCAGTTGATTTCATTGTCATCCCACCGATCACGTTGCAAAGCAACGGAACCGTCATCGCTGACAGTTCAGGTGAAATGGCTAAAACAATGCCAATCGAATCAACAGGCACAGCAACCGGAACATCACAAGCTGATGCAACGCACACCTACTACATTTTCAAACCACCAACACGAGAGATTTCACCACTAAGCCTTGATCCCTATTACGAACTTGTCGGCTACTTCCAGGGGAGAACCCTTGTTAAGCGTGACGGTGTTTGGAAGCTTGTTCAAAACAGGCAAGAGGATTGGCTTGACCAGTGTGAGTATGTGTTCAGGGGTGGTTGTGAGAACCGTGTCACTGGCGCAGAGAAAGCCGAATTGGAATCAGCAGGATACACAGTAGAAACGAGAACATCGTGAGTAACAATTGTCGGTCTGGTTGCAAAACTAAGGATCATGCTTCGTGGGTTGAGTGCGCCCAGGATGCAAACATCCGTGTTGCCTACGCCAACTCTGCTAACGGTCAAGACTACACAGCCCAACGTAAGGCTGATAAGGAACTTGACTCGTACAGGTCTGCTCGTGCCGAGGGTATCCAGCCTGCTGGTACCCAAACGCACCAAATCGAACAAGCCCACCGCATCAGTGACGCTTCCGGTGTCGCATTTCAGGGAGTATAAATGGCTACCACGCTTGGTGATCTAATTGAGGACGTTGAGGGTTTGCTTCACGGCCACACTGGTCAAGATGAGCAGGTTACCTATCTGAATGGTTCGATCTCGTCCAGTGCCACATCGCTTGTCCTTGGTTCCATTGAGGGTTTGCGTCGTGGTGTCATTGAGATTGATGACGAGTTGTTGTGGGTTGATTCGGTTGATGCTGTTTCCAAGACGGTAACTATTGCACCGTTTGGTCGTGGCTACAGGAACACTGTTGCTTCATCGCACTCTGATCAGACCAAGGTAACAATGAACCCGTTGCTTCCACGCAACCGTGTTCGACGTGCCATCAACGAAACCATTGAGGCTGTTGGTGGTGACCTGTTTGGTGTAGCCAACGGTACGATCAGTTACGAATCTGGCACTGTCACTTACGAGCTGTCAACTGCCACGTTCCCTGACCTGTTGGATGTTCTTGCTGTTACTTACGATAGTGAAACGAGTACGGATAGTTGGATCACGGTTCGCCGTTGGAAGTTCATTGACAAGGCTAATGTCACTGTGTTTCCTTCCGGTAAGTCAATTGATTTGTATGACCCGATCCGTTCGGGTTCTGACATAAACGTGACGTACACGAAGAACACTGTTGCTTTCGCTGACAACGCCTCAACCACTGCACTGTTTAGCACCACCAATATTCCTTCCTCGGCTAAGGATGTTATTACCTATGGGGCTGCTGCTCGTTTGGCTTGGGCCATTGAGGGTGCCCGAACTAACCAGACTGGTGTTTCAGCGAATGTGCTTGGTGACCAGTATGGGACTAACTGGCGTGGGGCTGCCAATAACTTTGGTAAGCAACTGTATGCCTTCCACCAACAGCGTTTGCAAGAGGAACGCGACTCATTGTTACGCACCACCCAGCCAACTATCCACTACTTGAGGTGATCTGATGCCGTCCCCAACTCGCCGGTACTATTCTTCCACTGCTATTGCAGCAACACTGTCTGCTTCGTTGACAAGTTCAGCAACTTCTATTGCTGTTAGTTCTGTCACTGGTTGGCCCAGCTCTTACCCGTTCACCGCAATTATTGGTGAGGACACAAACAAGGAAGAACTTGTTACTGTAACTAATGTTGCTGGCACCACGCTAACCATTGCCCGTGGTGTTGGTGGGACTACTGGTCAGGCCCACGATGCTGGTGAAACGATCCGTCACGGTATTTATGCTCAGGACTTTGAGGATGGTGCAGCGCACTATGCTGCTTCATCGGCTGTTCATGGTGTTACTGGTTCGGTGGTTGGCACAACGGATAGCCAAACTCTTACAAACAAAACCATCAGTGGTTCTTCAAATACTTTCAGTTCCGTTCCGTCATCATCAGTTGTTGGTCTTGACACACACATTGCAGGAACGGTTGTTCACGGTGCAACCGGGGCCGTGGTTGGAACCACCAATACCCAAACTTTGACCAATAAGACGATCAGTGGTTCAAGTAACACGTTGAGTGCTATTCCTTCTTCTGCTGTGACTGGTTTGGACACGCACACTTCTAGTACCACAGCTCACGGTGCCACCGGTGCCGTAGTTGGTACAACCAACACACAAACCCTGACCAATAAGACTTTAACCACACCAACGGTTTCTGATTTTACTAACGCTAACCACAACCACGAATCTGCATCAACTGGTGGTGTCATTAGTGGTACTTATGGTTTGGTTTATTCTGGTACTGGTGTTGCTTGCAGTGACAACACTTGGACTTTGATAACTTTTGATAGTTCTAATAGTTTTTATCCTTATGGTGTTTATACTTCTTGGTTGTCAAACAATGCACGACTTACTGTTCCATCTGGTCTTGGTGGGCTTTACTCCATCAGGGCCTCGGTTACCTTCCCAACTAACTCAACTGGTGTTCGACGTATCCAGGTTCGCAAAAACGCTGGCGGATCAGCAACTGGTGGAACCCTTATTGGCACAACCCATATTCCAGCTTTGACAACCAGTGGTGCAGCAACAACTGTTGTTTATGGTCGCGATGCTTACCTAAGCGCATCTGACTATGTTGAGGTTTTTGTTTTGCAAAACAGTGGTGGTTCTTTAACCACAACAACAGCTGAGGCGTACACTTCGTTCTCTATTGCCCGGATTGCCTAATGGCAACATTTGATGTAACAGACGAACCAGTATTCCACCTTGGTGTTGATGCAAGCACAGTTGCTTACACGGCAAACAACTTTGGTTACGACTTTGCATTGGGCGAGCACGCTTTCCTAAATGCTGTGAGTGGTAAAACCCCGTACCGTCGTGGCCTTGCTGATATTCGTAAGCAACAATACGACACAAGCAACAACCCTGGCGAGCAGTCCCTTGATGGGTACTGGTTGCGTTCACAGCAGGACTTTACTGGTGGTGCCGGTATCACTTTCATGGAGCCATCGAACGACGAGTTCCAGATGAAACGGTTTGCTTCTTCCCTCGGTGTTGATCCTTGGACTCGCGGTAAGTTGACGTTGTTGAAGTCTGCTGTTAGTACTAGAACTTTGACAAGCAACACTTCAACTTGCGTAGCAGTTAACAACAATTCGAATAAGTATGTTGTTACTGCTGAGTCTGGTAACTCAACTGTTTATTATGATGGTTATGCCTCTGGAACTATCACTGGCTGGGGCAACACCCCGAACGGTAACGCAACATCAACTGGTGATGGTGTTGTTGTTTGTACCACTGCGGGCATGGAGTACTTGGCGGCACCTTTTACTGGTTCAAAGGTTGTTCTTGCCACTAACGCTACAACAACATCGGTTAACGCTTGGTGGGTTAAGCAACGTTTTATTATTACTGATTCACACCACTTGTTCGAAAAGGGCGGCATCACTGGTTCGTTGAACTTGAACACTGCTGGCAAGCTTTATTCTCACCCATTGGATTCTTGGCGCTGGACTTCTGTTGTTGAAACCCCTAACGCCATCCTTGCCGCTGGTTACTCCGGTAGTAAGTCAGCGATCTACAAATTCACTGTTGACCAAACAGATGGAACCCTACCAACTTTAACTTCCGCTATCACCGCTGCCGAACTTCCTTACGGTGAACTGGTTACTGGAATGTTTTCCTACCTTGGTTCTTATGTCATCATTGGAACTAACCGTGGTGTTCGTGTTGGTCAGGTTGATGGTAACGGCGACATGGTTTACGGCCCCTTGTCCTTCACCAGCACAGCGACGACCAGTATTACTGGCATGGCTGGTCGTGACCGTTTTGTTTATGTTGGTGTTGGCAACGAACTTGACGGCAACTCTGGTCTGATCCGCATTGACCTTGGTTCCACTGATGGTGAGGGCCGATATGCTTGGGCAACTGACCTGAACTCTGGCACAACTGGCAGGGTTAACTCTGTCACCAACTATGGTGACCTGGTTGCTTTCACCCAAACCAATTTGTACATTGAGTCAGCCACCGACTATGTGACCAGTGGTTACTTAACCACGGGTCAGGTTCGATACAACACTCTTGAGCCGAAGAACTTCCGTTCGTTCCGTTTGCGTGGCGACACCTCGGTTGGTTCGGTCAATGTTGCTTCCGTTCTTTACAACCAGTCACCTGTTTCTTTGTTCACTTTTGATGCGAATGTGGACATTAATCAGGATGTTGCTATCTCTAGCCCAAGCAACCCTTTGCAGGAATCACTTGGTTTGAAGATCACCCTGTATCGCGGTACCGCTGCACAAACCCCAACGGTTACTGGTTGGCAGTTGAAGGCTGTCCCTGGTTCTGTTCGCAGGTTGCTGTTGAAGGTTCCTTTGATTTGTTTTGACCACGAAACGGACAATGCTGGTACGGCCCGTGGCTACGACGGTTACGCCTATGACCGTTTGATCGCTTTGCAGGATCATGCGACCACTGGTCAGGTGTTGGTGTTTCAGGATTTGCGTACCGGTGAGCGTTTGTCTGTGACGGTTGAGGATGTTTCTTTCACACAGGACACACCTAATGGGCAATCAGGGTTTGATAACTTTGGTGGCATCATTGAGTTGACGGTGCAAACGGCATGACTCTGGCTAAGGACGTTCAGTCAGCTATTGGTGTGTTGGCTGTGCGTGGTGAATCGTCTGAGACTGTTCGTGATGTTCGAAGGTTACTGGCACTACCTGACAGTGACTTGTTTGATGAACCCTTGGAGCAAAGGCTCCGGGGGTTTCAAACTGTTGCTGGTCTTGTACCAAACGGTTGGTTAACGGAGCTAACCTATGATCGGCTTAAGGCCGTCAAGGGTGTATCTGATGATAGGGGCGAAGCAACTTTGACTACGGCAATGGTTGGTTCAGTTGTTAGTGGTTCACCTTTGATTGTGGCTTTGGCTAGTACGGAGAATTTGACGAACGGAACCACATTCATCATCTCTTTGCTAGTCGGGTTGTTAACGATTGGGTTGGGTGCTGGCAAAATCTATAAGGCTTGGAAGTCTGCCATTGAGGCAGACATTCTACATATTGAGAATGAGAAGAAGCACGCTGAAGTTCTTGAAAGCTTGTGTGCTAGATTTGAGGATGTTATTGAGCAGGTTGAGCGTATCGAATCACGCCAGCTTGCTTTGAAAACCAAGATTGACCAAATCGCTAAAGATAAGGGTGTTTGATGAACCAGTTACTCCGTTCCGCTGTGACCACATTTGTCACTTCGTTTATTGCACTGGTTCCATTGTCGGCCTTGGCGAGCCAGGACTTTTCTTGGTTGCAGTCTGCTTTGATCGCTGCTGCTTTGACCACTGTTCGAACGGTTGTGGCTTACCTTGACCCGAAGAACACTGCGTTTGGTAACGGTGCCCCTGAGGTGACGTTTGAGTTTGACCCAGACGTGGACTTGGATGCTGTTGGCGATGAGACCGTATGAGTTGGCATCTGGCACCATCGTTGGTGCAACTGCGTTCCGAGGTGAACAGGCGTTGGCCTAACCGCCCCAAGGGTTCCGATGGCACTGTTGGTGACACAAGTCACAATGCCCGTAAGTCTGACCACAACCCTAACGATCGTGGTTCGGTGAACGCTTTCGATATCACTTACCCTGGTGTTGACCCGAAGATTGTTATTGCTGCTGTGTCTAAGCACCCTTCAGCGAACTATGTGATTTTCAACAAGAATATTTATTCCAAAAAAAGTAACTGGAAGGCTGTCGCCTACACGGGTACTAACCCTCACAAAACGCACCTTCATGTGTCCATCTTGCAGTCGGCTAGTGCCGAGAGGGACACGACTCCGTGGTTGGCTGGTGCCACAGTGAAGCCTAAGCCTAAGCCGGTGAAGCGTTCGACGTTCCCGTTGCCTGCTGGTCAGGTGTTTGGTCGTAGGGCTACCGCCAAGGTTCACAATGGTTACCGTAACAGCGAGGACAAGTCTGATGTGAAGCGTATCCAGCGTAAGCTGGGTGTTACTCCTGTGTCTGGCTGGTTTGGCCCTGTTACTGAGAAGGCTGTGAAACGCTGGCAGTTGCGTCGTTTGATTAGGCGCACTGGTTTAGTGGGTAAGAAGGAATGGGATCGTATGGGGCTGTAAGCCCCGTAGAAGGACTGAACCCCCTGTCTGGTAGTTACTACTAGGCAGGGGGTTTTCTCTCGTTACAGGGCATCCTATGGATTCTGAGGGCTATTTGCCAATCAGGTATGCCACTACCTCTGGGTTGTCCCTGAGGCAGGCAAGCAGTGGGCCGGTCATGGAAGCGACAGCCATCTCCTCGGCATCGGATTCAATGTTGGGGTCAGAGGAACGGATCGCTGCGTGCAGGATTTCATGCAGCAGGGTTACCCTTGCGTATTCTTCGGATTTACCTGGGTCAATGGCAATGGTCATGGACTCTAGGTCACACGAACCACAAGCATCCCCATTCGGGTGGTGTTTCAGGACTTCAGCTTTGGAGTATTTGATGCTCCAAGTGTAGGGGCTGACGTAAACCGTTTCCGGTCGGGTTACTTGCTTGCTTCCAGACTTGGCTGGTGGTTTTGACACAGGGGAACTTCCTCTCCATCAACGGTTGAGAACCATGCTGAAGCATAGTTTTCGCAGGCAGAACATTTTACCAGTTTAGACATACTAAGTCCTAACTATCTATATAGTACTATTAGTTGAGCCGTCCTAAAAGACGGCTCTTTTACTGTTTAGTTTAGTATAGTTCTATTGTACTCACAGCACCGATTGGTTTGTCAAATCGGTAGCCGAATGTCATTCGACTTGCGCTGGTTTCACAACTGCACTACCCTGATCGTATGACAAAAAACGATACGCCCATTGAGGGCGACGAGATGCCCGAACTAGACTACGATCCGTTGTCCTCGGAGAACATTGAGGGCTTGGATCCGACACCAGCGGTGAGCGAAGAACAAGTACAGGAAGAAATGGCAACGTCTTCACAGACCATGCGTTTCCTGACCGAGGTTCTTATCTCCGAAGACTCACCGTTCCATTTCCGTACCCGTGACTTGACCGACGAACAGCGTAGGGCTGTTGCCGAGACCGCCTCGTTCATGTGTGTGTTTGCGTTAGCACACGACATCAAGCGTGCCGGTTCCCAGATCGGTGGGGAATCATTGCGGTCGCAGAACCCCACCAAAGCCAACTATGGCAAAGGCGTTTCCCAAGCGTTAAACGCTATCGCTGATGCCATGTTGCCAGAGGTAACGGCATGAGTCTCCAACTGGTTTCGCTGTTTGCCGGTGTCGGTGGGTTTGATATTGCAGCCGAACGTGCAGGCATTGACCCCGTTGTGGCGTGTGAGATTGACCCACAAGCTCGCGGTGTTCTACAACATCGCCTACCAAACACAACTTTGATTAACGATGTGAAGGATGTAACAGGTGAACGACTCACAGAACTTGGACTTGATCCTCGACGCACAATTATCACTGGCGG